GCTCACATTACAGGCGAAACTCAAGGCTGAAAATCCGGGTTTTCTCACAGCTTTGATGGACTTCTTTGACCTTTCGGCCTATGCGAGAGGAGCGCATTTACAGCGAAATCCTGACCTAGCGCGTTGGTTGGCTACCGTACCGGCGGCACAACTAGCGGCCATAGAGCGGGCCTATTACATCTGGGCGCAACAAACAGGCCGAATTACGCCCCGGCAGGAGCGCAGAGTGAGCCGATCCAGACCGGCTTTAGGCTCTACTTTGAGGGTATATAAACCCCGCGGCGAAAGGGCAGGGATATAATAGTGCTTATTCCACTTATGCTATAATAAGTGGTGCAGTAAAAAACTGAATATAGGAGAGTGTACCGTGGCTGAAACTACGAACACCGTACAAGCGGACGAGGCTGAAATCGCTGAACCACAAGCGCAAACGGCTGAATCTGAAACTACGGAGGAAACCGTACCAGCGGCCCCAGCTACCCCTGATACGGACACCATTCTGGAAAACAAGCGCACTCAATGGCTAGCGGAATGGAATCAATCTAAGGACAGGGAGCTGTCAAAGGTTCACCAGCAGTACCAGGCGCGAGAACGCGCCCTTCGGTCGCAAACCCGACAGCGGCTGGAGCAGGTGGGTGATGAAGACGCTGGGGCTTGGGAACAACAACAAGCTCTCGGTGAAAAAGCCGCCGCCTACGACGCCATGCAGCAACAGGCACAGGCGTGGCAGGCGTGGGGTGACTACACCGCCCAGATTGCAACAGCTTATGGTCTGAAAGCGAACGATGCGCGTCTGGCAAATGCACAAAATGCTGATCAGTTAGTCTCGCAGGCTAAGGTCGCAATGGCAGAAGATGCCAAAGCGGAACGAAAGCAAATACGGGACGAAGAGGCTCAGACCAAAAAGGATGCTCTGGCTAAGAAGGCCGCCAGTGGCGACTTGGACAGTCTGAGTGGCGCACCTGCCGGAAAGGTGGGTGACCTACGTGATCAGTATGATCGTGCAAAGAAGGGAGTTAGGCGCGGGAACACGATCGCACACACCGATTTGCGGATGAAATACCGTAAACTCGGACTAAATATATAGGAGATTAACATGGCTGTTATAGACAGTCCGATTACTAGCTATTCGGATACTACTCCGCACAAGCGCGTAATTACGGACGTTATTGACCTGATTGACCCAACTGACGCTCCGGGCATTGAAGCTCTCGGTGGTCTGGACGGTGCCAGCTCGAAATTCCGTTTCGTGAATGGAAAATCCACGAAGATGGAATGGCTTGAGGACACCCACGCACCACTCGCAGACGCCATCAATGACGGTAGCAACATCAGCAACTCACAGGTCACGATCACTGTGGACGACGGCTCCATTTTTCAACCGGGGCATATCATCCTCATTGAGAGTGAGCAGATGTGGATAAGTGGTGTCAGTGCCAACGTGATTACGGTAGCTACCCGTCCATACAGTGGTTCTGCGGCTACCCATGCCGACAACACCGCCGTAACCATCGTGGGAATCGCACGGTTGGAAGGTGACGACTCCGACGCAGTGGCGTTCACTGACCGCACGGTTGGCTCGAACTACACCCAGATATTCCATCAGGAGATCAAGGTTTCGAGAACTCAGAACCAGGTTTCCCAGTATGGCATCCCTGAAGAGTTCGAGTATCAGTCTAACAAGGCTGTTCCACAACTGATGCGCCTTGTCGAAAAGCAGATGTACATTGGCGCCCGCAAAGCTGGCTCCGCTACCACGCCGCGTGCGTTCGGTGGTCTGAGTACATTCGTTACCGACAATACTCTGGACTATGGCTCTGCCATTACCCAGGCCAACCTGGAAGACACGATGGAGTTGGCTTACAACGATGGCGGCTCACCGAGCATAGCCCTTTGTTCGCCGGCAAACATGCAGGTAATCAAGAACCTGTATGACCAATCCAGCTTCCTGCGTGTTGAGCGCACTGAAGACACCATCGGTATGGTTATCCAGAACGTGATGACCCCGTTTGGTGAACTCAAGCTGATCATGGACCGCTGGGCGCCTGCGAATACAGTGTATTTGCTTGACCCAGAGCGTGCGGGATTTGTCACATACTTCCCATTCACGTTCGAGCCACTTGCCAAGGTAGGTGACTACGAGCGCGGAGAGGTTATAGGTGAGTTCTCCCTGTGTGTGCGCATGGACAAGGCACACGCCGCCCTAACCACGTAAGATTAGGAGCGTAACATCGTAAGACTACAAGGAGGCCGGTTATGTCGGTAATGCAAACACGACCCGTGTTTCTGTGTCGCCGATGTAACCGGCCTCTGGTAGTTGCGCACCTTTCAACGGTGCAGCCGGACCCTGATGGAAGCCTGTTGCACGACATGATGTCAAATCTGCACAAGATCGCACTGTGCAACGATTGCCAGAAACAGCGCAACTGGTATGCACAAAACGACAGGATCGAGGACTGGGAAGCAGGTAGACCGTGACCGTCAAGGTAGATATAGGAATAGCCTGCTCCAAGTTTCAGTCCAATAACTGGTGGCAGCCGGTACTGACGCAGTTAGTATCAGTTGCCCAGGAAGGTAAGATAGAGATCGGCAGGGTACATGCAGTTAGCAGCGCTCTGCCGGACTACAACAAGAACTACATCCTAGATGACCGTAGACTTAGCCGGACCGACCATAATCGCAATAAGATAGCGGGTGGCTTCGTACACGGTGATAGTGATTGGCTCTGGTTTCTGGATGACGATACAGTACCGCCAGAAGGCGCCCTTGAACACCTATTGGCTATGCGGCGTCCCTTCGTGGCTGGCCTATATCATCTAGCCAGACCACCGCACAATCCACTAGCATACATTCGGGATAATAATGGCATGTACGCCTCCCTCTGGGAGTACGAACATGGCACTATTGCGGAAGTAGATAGCGTCGGGATGGGTTGTACCCTGATACAAAAACGGGTGTTCTTGGACATCATGGATCAATACATGGAGTTCCAGCGACCCGATGGGAGTATCATTCCGGTGCATAAGGATGATGTGGATAAGGACAGTAAAGATCTGGCTTTTTCCACGAATGGCATGGAGACTAAAGTAGAAGCCATGGTCCTCCATACGCCGTTGAAACATAAAGCAGATGATGATCCGCGTGCGTTTCCGTTCTTTGCGATGGAATACGGGCGCACTGAGGATCACTTCTTTTGTGAGATAGCAGGACGGATTGGTTACAAGCCGGTGGTGGATACCGCAGTAGTGTGCCAGCACTGGCGTGAGTTTCCGCATGACAGGAAACAATTCGTGGACTATAAGGACAAGCACCCAGAGTTGCAGTCCGGGATAGAGGGGTTGAACTAGGTGCAGGTTCTCGATGTAGGCTGTGGGGATAAGCAACAATGCCGCACTATATTTCCAGACGCGAAGATAACCACGCTGGACGTGGACCCGGAAACGAAACCGGATGTGGTTGCGGACATAACGCAACCGCTGAAACTGAAGCGGAAGTTCGACGCAGTGTTCATGTCCCACGTAATCGAACATATACCCCGCCTCCAGGTAGTACCGACATTACAGAATGTGGGTGCGGTCCTACGACAGCAGGGGAAGTTGTACGTGATAACACCGTCACTGGAGTGGGCAGCGCGGCAGATAATTCACGATGAGGATCTGCATGTCTCTGTTCTGGCTAGTGTGTTCGGGAGCCAGGATAGTCCGTGGCAGTTCCATCAGTGCGGTTTCACGATGATACTCCTACGCCAAGCGGTAAGAATGGCAGGGATGCAGGACATGGAAGCATATCAGAGCAGTTACACGATAGACATGGACAGTGGGCCGGTGAAGGCCCAGCAAAACATCGTAGTCGGATGGAAGGTAAGCGATAATGGTAAAAACCCATAAACCCAAGCCGAGCGGTTTCGTTGCCAAGAAACCACCGAAGGACGTCACGGTGATAAAAGGCACGCCGTTCATTACTAAAAAGAAGGCCAGTAAGTAGTGAGCCAGGCGTCACGCAGAGCAGACCTGAAGTGGCGCTTGTTCCAAGAACGAGGAAATACTTGTGATTACTGTGGCAAAGATGGGGCAACCGACATGCACGAATGGCTGATAAAGCGTGGTGCAGTACCAAAAGGGAAACAGCAGTTGAAGATATTCGATGAACGTAACTGCGCCTTGCTTCATCATACGTGCCACTTGGGAGAAGGACAGACTAAGGCGATGAGAGACAAACTCGCTGGCATCTTTATAGACCGGTATGGTTTAGATAAACTACTGGAGTTCGTGACGGGCCTAGAGTTACGGGATCCCAGTCACGCCCAGTTCCTGGTAGGTATGAATGCCTAATAAGATGTACAAGAAACCGGGCAAAAAGAAGAAACGAAAAGCCCGAAGGAAAAAGTAAATGGCTGTTACAGGACAGACCGTAATAGATAGGCTAGATCAACTATTTGACGATAGTGCTAATGCGCTCTGGACCACCACACAGAAACTCGTTGCAGTCAACGCGGCTATTGACGCCGCTTGGCCTGCCATAAAGGACGTAGATGTGGACAGTAGCCAGACCATCACGTCTTCTACATACGAGTACACGCCTACGGCTACCCCGGAAGTGGAGTGGGGTTTCTCCACAGCATACGTTACGCTGTCGAATAACCCCAAGGTTCTACTTCGGAGGGTGCGCCAGAGGCAGGATGGCACCACATGGACGATAGTCGTACCATCAGACCTGGTGTCCGAGTTCAATGGGAAGACCCTGCACCTGCAATATAACGACAGGATAGACCGCATAAGTGCCGCAACCGATTCGGTAGAGCTGCCGTTGGACTATCTCTGGAACTACGGTGCCTACTGGTTGTGCATTTCACAGACCACGAAGGCAGCGCACTTCGATGTCAAGCCCTTTGCAGAGCTTGTGGGTGAGTTCCGGCAAGCAGCCGAGCGCAGTAAATTGAGTAATCGGCGCGGGGACATTCCGCACATGATCGGCATAGGTCACGACTACGGAGCAGGTGAGTCCGCTATCGGGCGTTACGGCGAGAATATCGTCACCTAACCCCTAGTCATGCCTACTGCTAGCGGTTCCCATGACATCACCCTGAAGAGCGGTGCTACGACCTTCGGGTTCATGGTCGCTCCGGGTGAATACAATACCGAGCGGGTAGATGACTTCGCGCCTCGTATCGCTACGGGTACAGAGACTAGAGTACGGGAAGGCTTCTGGGACGCATGGTCCCAGACCGGCATTACCGAAGGTATTGACCAACTCACCTTTTCCAGTGCCAAAAGGATCTACCGCAGCGACGGTAATATATTCCCCTTTGTAGACCAAGACATAACCCTGCACTCCGCGTGGAACTCCACGGATGCAAGCAAGGTAGCGACTGCCCCTATGATCGTGGACTTTGGTGCCAGCACAGTTCTGGCGGCCATCGGCACCAAGGTGAGGCGCACCACTGACGACAGTACCTGGACAGATAGCTCCACCACTCTGGGTGCTAGTGCTGTCTGGCTACACCGGCATGGCAGTAACGTATTTGCCGCCTGCGGTACGGGCGCTGACCTGTATCTTTCTAGCGACGGGAACACTTGGACACAGCCTGCATCGGGCCAGAAGGCTAGTTGTTTCACCACTTGGGAGAAGCCGGACGGTAATGTTTTTCTGGTGTTGGGAACAGGAAGTACGATCAAGACCAGTACCGATAACGGTTCCTCCTGGTCCTCGGCTATCAATGTAGGGAACCCGGAAAGCAATGTGACGGGATTGAGCGTGGCGTTCGGACTGCTAATCATTGGCAAAGAGGACGCCATATTTTGGTATGACGGCACCAACCTCAATGAAATTACGGGCTTCTATAACCAGAAATATAGCGGTAACTGCAAGGCTCTGGTCTATCACGATGGCTTTATGTACACCCATATTTTAGGCCGGATCGTGAAGATAAGTCTGTCATCGGGCATTATCAGCAACATGATAGACATAACGCCGCTAATGACAGGTGATGAGAATAAAGACCTGCATAGTCACGGTATTCCTATCTGGATCTGGAGTGGACCCTTCCATCTCTATGCTGCCTTTGACCAGGGCGAGAGTAATTTACCCGAAGTTCTGGCGTACAACGGGATAGGTTGGCACCAGATGTACAGGGGAACAGCCGACGACACGATGAAAGCTGCTGGTTATTCCCGTAACCTTGCGCGTTCATATCTCAACGATGGAGCCACACGCAGCCGTAGGCATACCGTATTGAGAGATACTCCATTCGCCGGTTACCCCACTACGGGTAACTTTGAGACATCTGACTTTGATGGTGGCATGCCCTTCATGCTCAAGGCATACCGGGACATATCAGTAGATGCGCGTAACCTTAGCACGGACGATGGCCGCAAGATAGTTGTCTCGTATTCCACAGATAAGGGTACAAACTATACCGCTCTGGGCGACATTACCGCAGACGGAAAGACGGTCCTGCCGTTCAGTGAGGCTGATATCACTACGACCAGCAAGCATCTACGCCTCAAATTCACGTTGACACGCGGGTCAGATGCTTCTGAAACACCTGTAATAGAGCGTTTTACTACCAGTTTCCTGCTCCGGCCAGATCCGATCCGGGCATACCAGGTCGGTTTATTGCTGGGTGGCACCCGTTTGCGGGATGGAACTGCGGAAACCAAGACCGTTAGAGAACAGTTAGAGTTCCTAAAAGAGCTGGAAGGAAGTGAGAACCCAGTGCGTTTTGTGGATATGCTGGGATGGCAGCACCTTGTTTATGTCACCAAGACGAGTGTATTGCGTCCCAGTGAAGAGCAATTAGCAGCCAATCAGGACGAGCGCCAGGCGCAGGTGGTCATGGTAGACGCTACGAGTGGACCGTGGCCGCAAATATCGGTGCCGGTAGATGCTACGGTAAGTGTATCTGTGGTAGCCACTGACTCGCCCCCGACGTGGGATAATTTCGATTGGGACTTTGCGGAGTGGTAGAATAGGAGCAACTAATTATGGCAACAAGTTTAGTAACAACCCTAGGGCTTACAGCCCTCGCGAACCAGTGGACCGGCCTCAGTAGCCCCACAACCATGACCCATCTTGCGGTAGGCAGTGGTACTACCACACCAGCTATTAGTAATACGGGCATAGGGTCTCAGATAGGAGACCGGGTCACTCCAGACACCAAGTCAGTCAGTGGCGGCGTGATAACCGTAGAACATTACTACGGCACGACTGAAGGTAACGGCACTATAGCCGAGGTAGGACTATTCAACCAATCCAGTGGCGGTATCCTGCACATTCACGGGCAACCGGCTGCTGCGGTCACAAAGACCACCAACAAGACCATGCGGATAACCCTAACGATCACACTCGCTAATCCGTAATGCCTAGAAGGTTACTTATCAGTCCCCGTAAGGCACTATCAGCACCGCGTATCTTCATTAGGGCGCGGAAACTAGGGCGCATTACTAAGCCGGACTTGCCTCCGGTAGCCATAGTTCCGGGGCTAAATGGTCCCGAAAGTCGCATTCATAAGGCACTAACGGAGCTAAAGATCAATTTTGACGTACAACGGAATGTACTCGGTGGTAGTATACTAGGTGGTGCAAGAGCCGACTTTATCTTGCCGGATTACAAAATAAACCTGGAGTACCAGGGTCCGTTCCACGGTGTTACCGAAGGACGGGCAAGGGACGTTCTCAGGAACATTGGTATGACCAGTAGGGGCTACCGTGTGGTAGCACTATTCCAGCAGGATCTAAAGCGCCTGAAGCCGCGCTTGTTAGAACTCATAGGTAAACCAGTGATGGTAGGAGTGGGAACATGACAATAGCATCTGATAGTACCGCACTAGCTGCAGACATCCTCAACCACGCTGATGCAAGTGGTTTTCCAAAGTGGAAGAAAGGCGATGATTTAACCAGCGCCAATGCGCTGTCACTTGACACGGATGGTAATGCCTTTGACGTAACTGGCACAACGGCGATCACCTCTATTTCCACCAGGGGCGTAGGGGCAATCATATTACTGCACTTTGACGCCGTACTAACATTCACCCATAGTTCAAGCCTGGTACTTCCAGACGCAACCAATATAACCACGGCGGCAGGCGATATAGCCGTACTACATGAATTTGAAGCAGGAAAATGGCGACTTGTTTCTTATAGTCGTGCAGATGCTGCCAGTGGCGTACTTTCTGTCGCTAATGGTGGTACAGGCGCAGCCACACTGACCGACGGGGGCGTATTACTGGGTTCGGGTACGGGTGCAGTTACAGCAATGACGCGACTTACTGACGGACAAGTGGCTGTAGGGCAGAGTTCGGGCGACCCTGTAGCCGAGAGTGGCGCAACATTACGCACATCTATCGGTGTCGGCACTACTGACAGCCCTCAATTCACGGCTGTGAACGTAGGTGCGGCCACAGATACCACTGTTGCACGCGCATCTGCCGGTGATATTAACGTAGAAGGTAATCTTATTTATCGGGCAGCCGGTACAGACGTTCCTGTTGCTGACGGTGGGACAGGTGCTTCAACCCTACTAACAAACGCTGTGTTGACCGGCAATGGTACTTCCGCAATACAAGCCGAAACGGATTTATTGTTTGCCAGCAACAAGCTAAATCCCACAGCCTCCGCTCATAATGCCACAGGAACAGCGTTATCAGTTTCTGCGGGAGCAACCACTGCCGGAACAAGTAACAACCAGGCGGGTGGCGCACTCACCTTGCAAGGTGGGCAGGGTAAAGGTTCGGGCGCAGGTGGAGCGATCGTATTTCAGGTAGCTAATGAGGGGAGTTCAGGAAGTTCCCTAAACTCTCTAGCTACAGCGTTGACCGTCAATGATGACAGCACACTTACTACAGCTGGGGCAATCGAATTAGGACATGCCTCTGATACAACCATTGCCCGAAGCGGTTCTGGTGACATCACCATTGAAGGCAATGCCGTATACAGGGCCGGTGGCACTGACGTACCGGTGGCAGATGGAGGTACGGGTGCATCCACCCTTACGACTGGCGGCGTATTGCTAGGGAGTGGTACGGCTGCAATCACAGCCATGGCTGTGCTTTCGGACGGTAATATAGTAGTGGGCGATGGCGCCGAAGACCCAGTAGCCCTAGCTGCTTTCACGTCCTCTACGGGGCAACTGAAGCATGAGCGTGGTGGTATCGAAACTGACATATCTGGTATAGCCAAAGGTGGCCTAGTGGCAGGTTCTGGCACGGGTTCAATGGCAATCACCACCGTAGGTCCT